ATGTTTAATCCTCCAGATTTCTATTCTAGGTTTGTAAACAGAATAATTGGTTCGACCGTAACCCGCATACTGAAAAAAAAAATAAGAGGGAATGTATGATACACGCCCCCTTATGCATTTTAATAACTATCTTCAATTACATCGCCCGTAGAATCTAAAAGAACCGAGTTGCGGGCTTTGCGATAGATGATTTGTCCCTGAATTGTTTTACCGGAACTGTCTTTGATTGGGTTTCCACTTGAGTCTTCGATGTTATCTAAGAACACGAACTCGTTAGGATATCCTGCGAAAGCCGTTCCGGTAATAATTGTACCGTCTGCTTTGTGAGCTGTATAACCCTTTAACAAAGCTTCTTCCGTAACAGTATCGCCGGTAAGGTCGATCAAAACTTTATTGCCGAATACGACTTTATTCGCAGCCATTTGACAAAACCTCCTTATCCGATCGTAACAGTCTTCCCTCCGGCAGAGTTGTCGGTTTCTACATACGGGATTGCCTTAACTGTAACCTGAGATAAGCAGTTGTACTCTTCATCCGGCATGATCGTCTGAGCTTCTTTGGACGGTGTTACCTCCTTGCTCTGCGGCTTCATATCCTCAGAACCAGACATAGCACCTTCAACGCCAAGAATCGTCACACCCTCACGAATGTTAGTAGCAATAAGCTTTGCCTGTTCGGTGGCGTCAATAGACACCTTGCCAGAGCCATCATGATAGCCTTGCGGTACTGTATATTCTCCAGCAACGGTCGAGATGACACCTTTAACCGCACCGTTGTTCTTCATAGTACCTGTAAGCTTACTTCCACGGGCGTGCGCAGTCTTTCCTACGAGAATCTCTGCGACAGCCGCAGTATCCTCGGAAGTATCGCTGTCGAAAGTACAGGTACCTGTGATCTTTGCACCGCTCTTATCGTGAGCAGTAATACCTTTGAGGATCTTATCTGCACTGACGGAATCGCCAGTAAGATCGATAAGGACATCCCCCCCGTAAATGACTTTGTTTACATTCAGATTCGCCATAATGTTTAGTCCTCCATGACACTTTCATTATTTTTCTTTATCAGCAGTCTTGTTGTACTGGGATGTACTGATTCCAAGGATAACACCAAGGAAAGTATCAACCGCAGTGATGGTTCCGACCACCTGCTCTCCATACGGGAGACTCCAGATTCCGGCCAGTGCAAAGTATAATGTACCAGCAGCCGGAAGCAGATACATAGCAATCCACTTAAGGATGTCGTATGTCTTGTTACTCATGCTCATTGTGCTCTTCCTCCTTCTCTATAAATTTATGAATCGGGAGTTTGTCCACCTCCTGCATAATTCGCTTCGCTGAACCGTTCCCGCCCATACGTTCGTAGGGTTCATAGAGATATACCCTCAGATTTTCATATTCATCCTGGGTTACACACCCACGGTCAATATACGACATTCCAAGATACATGATCCTGTCATGTGCCAATCCAATAAGCATCTCTGTTTTAACATCTTTTTGCTCGCTTTTCTTTTGCAAATAGGCCCACAGCCCAGAAGATGCAAGAACTGAGCTAAAGATCGTAAGTACAACCTGAAACCATGGTTCCATCGTTTCCTCCTTCTTTATGTGCAATCATGCAGACCTATCAGAAACAATCAGCTTCTTGTTGACTATTGTGATTTTCTTACTAAATAGGTCTTCGTAAAGCTGTATTAAATTCTTTCGTTGTTCTCTGGATAAGAGCTTATAATGACCTCCCATCCAACCGCGAAACATGTTCTCGACATTGTCGTAATCCGCTTCTTCATTTCCAACCTTAACGGCAAGTTTCTTGAGTTTTCTACGCATGGCGGTAACTCGATCCGGGTTTATTTGTTTGATGACTTTACCAGTATCTGTAAGTGTGTACTTGATTTGCAGGAATTTGTATTTGCTCGAAATCTTAACGATTCTGGTTTTCTTACGATTGATATGGATTCCCAGTTCAGCTGCAATTTTACAGACGTTTTCGAGCAACTCTTCAAGCTCTTCTTTACTGGGATTCATGATGTACCAATCGTCCATATACCTTCCATAAAATTTCTGCTGACGTACATACTTGACGTAATTGTCAATAGGATATGGATAGTAAATTCCAATGACTTGCGAAAGCTGATCTCCAATATTGACAGACTTCTCCATCCACTTTTCGCCAGTGAGCTTCTCTTTTGGAATGTTCCTATACTCCAGTTTATTGAAAGTATCGGTCATACAGGCCTCGTATTCCTCGTCAGACATGTACGAAACATCGATCTGGAAGCCCTTAAATATCAACGTTAAAAGCCAGTCAATAAACTCATCGTCATTGAACAGCTTCAACAATTCTCGTTTGGCAATCTCATGGATAATATTGTCATAGAACTTTGAAAAGTCGCCGAATAGAATATAACCGTCATTTCCGTATAATTGGTAGTATTTGTGGAGATGGATTTCGAATCGTTTTCTCTGTTGTGAAATTCCGCGCCCCTTGATAGATGCGCAGTTATCATAGATAATATGTTTCCTAACTTCTGGAAGTAAAACCTCATCGCACAGAGAATGTCGGACGATGCGATCGCGGATTTGAATGCTTGTAATAGGTCT